TACTTCGGCATTTACTGAAGGCGACCAATTATATTTATCTTCTACAACTGCAGGTGCTTTTACTTCGACTAAACAATACGCTCCTAATCATTTAGTTTATGTAGGTATCGTTACTCGTTCGCATCCAACTTTAGGACAAATAGAGGTAAACATTCAGAACGGCTACGAAATGGATGAGTTGCATAATGTGGCTGCTCAAAATCCATCTAATGGCGATATTTTACAATTTGTAACTTCGACAGGTTTATGGACTAAAGTAGCAGGAAGCACAACTAATATTTCAGAGGGTTCAAATCTTTATTATACTGCTGCTCGTTTTAATTCTGCTTTTGCAGGTAAAACAACAACTGATTTAACTGAAGGTACAAACCTTTACTTTACAGATGCAAGAGCAAGAGGTGCTATTTCTTTAACTACAAGTGGTACTTCAGGCGCAGCAACTTACAATTCATCAACAGGAGTTTTAAATATTCCTAACTACGCAGATACCGATACAGGTATAACTTCTTTAAACGGATTAACGGCTTTAACACAAACTTTTGCAGTAGGTACAAGTGGAACTGACTTCGGTATTTCTTCTTCTACTTCAACGCATACTTTTAACTTACCAACGGCTTCGGCAACAAATAGAGGTGCTTTAAGTAGTGCTGATTGGACAACCTTTAATAACAAACAAAACGCTTTAACCAATCCTATCACAGGTACAGGTACATTTGGTTATATACCTAAATTTGCAGGTGCAAGTTTTTTAGAAAATTCAATATTATACGATAACGGCACAACAATAGGAGTAGGAACGGCAAGTCCAAATGCAGGTGCTAAATTAGATGTTGTAGGAAATATATTTGCATCAGGATATTTTAAATCAAACAATATATTTTTAGGTAAAGGAAGTGATTTAATAGATGCTGCTTCAGCAAACGATGGTGCTATAATGGTATCGGGTTCAAATAATATGTTATTTGGAATTGCTTTATCTGAAAAAATGCGTATCACATCTACGGGTAATGTAGGGATAGGAACTTCTACTCCAGCTGAAAAATTATCGGTATCGGGTGCTATTATGAGTACAGGTGCTATTACAGGACACGGAGCAAATAGAACAACTTTATCACAAGAAGGCTCAAATGGTGCATATTGGCAATCATACGGAGCGGATGCTTCTACTGTTGGTAGTTTTAATTTAAGACAAGCATCAAGTGATTTTTCTATTGTAAGAACTCCTTTATCTATTGCTTCAACAGGTGCAGCAACTTTTTCTTCTTCGGTAACGGCATCAGATGCAATATTATCTAATATAAAACCAAGTATAAACTTTACTCTTTCAGTTAATCCTGCTTTTTCACATTCTATTGTAGGGGAAAACTATTCAAGTGGAGCAGCAGCAAATAATTATATGGATTTGAAAGTTGCAAATGCTGCAAATTCTCAACAATTAGCTTTAAGATTATTTGGAACAGGTGCAGCAGAATTTAGTGCAGGTTTAGCTTTAAATAACGCAACTGCTCCTGCAAGTGGTATTGAATTCCCTGCTACACAAGTAGCAAGTGCTTCAGCTAATAATTTAGATGACTACGAAGAAGGAACTTTTACTCCTTCAGTTATTGGTTCTACAAGTGCAGGTACTGCTACATATACTACAAGATTTGCAAATTATACTAAAATAGGAAGACAAGTATCTATACAAATTGATATAGAATGGTTTGGTGGTACTGGTATTGGAGATTTAAGTATTAATGGATTACCTTTTAATTCAAGTGGTTCTACAAATCCAGCAGTAACAATTGGTTATTTTGATGGAGTTACTTTAACTGCCCTTAATTATGCTATGGCTTATATTGCAAATTCATCTAATAGAATTGATTTTGTACAAATTCCAATAGGTGGTGGTGCTGTATCAAGTATAAGTTATGATACCACTGCAAGAATTATTGTAAACGCAACTTATATTGTATAATTAAATAAATAAAAAAAATGATAGAAGAAATAACATACATTAGCGAGTTTAATGTAAACGAAAACGGAACGATTGCAATTCGTAAAACTACGGATATTGTTAAAGATGAAGTAGTAATTGCTTCAAGCTATTGGAGATGTGTTTTAGAAGTAAATGACCCTACTGCTGATGAAGTTTTAGGTGTTGATACTTACTTTAGAAATCTTGCACAATTTGCTTGGGATTCTTTGTAAAAAGAGTAACTTTGAACTATGAACAACGAAACAATATTTGGAATATTAGGTCAAGGACTTGATATTGCTACACAAAAAGGAGTATTTAATTTAGGGGATGCAAAATTAGTAGCGGATGCTTTATTAGAACTTAAAAGAGTTTTAGACATTCAAGAACCTATAAAAGAAGATGATAAATAGCGAATTTCAAATTGAAATTTTAACCGATTTAACAACCGAGCCAGTTACCTTGCAAGAGGCTAAAGATTATATGCGTATTTCTTCGGAATCGGAGAACGACTTAATAGAAGAACTTATTACTTCAGCAAGGGAGCGAATAGAGAAGTTTACAGGACTATCTTTAGGAGAAAAAACCTTAAGAGCTTATTGGTTTTACTTTCACATTCCACAGGAGATTCCTTACGGACCAGTTACCTTTATTGATTCGGTTGTGAATGATGATGATGTAGAACTTGAGTATACTGCTCGTGGATTGCAATATAAGATGCTTGAGGCTTATTCTACCGTTGGTTTGACAATAGAGTACGAGGCAGGCTTTGCAGTCTGTCCTAAAGGCTTAAAATTAGCCATTTTAAAACAAGTATCTACTGACTACGAGAATAGGGAAAATTACTCTATTTACGACCAAGCTTATGAGTTAAGTTCGGATGCAAGAAGACAAGCTATGCCATATTGTAGAAACACTATTTTAGGAATCTAATGAAAGCAGGGAGTTTAAGAAATCAAATCGCAATTCAGACTTTACAGACTGCTGCTGATGGTACAGGTGGTTACTTCGGTACATTTGTAGACCAAAAGGTAGTTTGGGCAAAAGTCAGAGCAAAGCAAGGTTTTAGAAATCTTGAAGATGGTAAAATCTCTTTAGATAATATCTACGAGTTTACTATTCGTTATGATGACTACCCTAATATCTCACAAATCAATAAAATCGTTTACAATAGTGGCGAGTACATTATTAAAGCATTCCAAGTAACGGATGAAAGAAAAAAGGAAATCGTTATAATGACTACTTTAGGCAGAATGATTGACCCTACGGCTTTCTTAATTACCGAGTTCTACGAATTTATAATGACTGAAAATAACGAGTTTATTGTAGTATAATGAAAATTAGAGGTACTTCACAAGTATTAAATCGTTTAAAAAGAGTTTCTAAAGAAGCTGAATTAGCTACTAAATCTGCGGTTGTTAGGAATACTGACCAAATGTTTTCAGAGGCTTTAAGCGCAGTTCCTGTTTTAGATGGATATTTAAGAGGCTCAGGCAATAGTAGTTACCAAGATAATCAATTAACTGGTGTTGTTTCATTTGGCGGTCAGGCTGCTCCTTACGCTCCTTATGTTGAATTTGGTACAGGTAGTGGAGTAAATATTCCTGAAGGCTTTAGTGCTTTTGCTATGCAGTTTTATGTAAATGGTAAAGGAACTATGAAGGCTCAACCTTATCTTATTCCAGCTTATATTAAATACAAGAAAATCTTTTTAAGGGATATGAGAAAAATTGCTAAGAATATTAGTAAATAAATCGTAAATTTGTGGAATGAAAGATGTCGGAGAATTAATTAGGAAGAAACTCTATGAAAGACTAAGCGGTGCAATCGTTATAGACTTACAAGAAGTTCCAGTATATGATTCTGCGAGTGTTTTAGCTACTGCGATTGAGCCATATATTTTACTTTCTACTTTTACTTCTACGGAATTATTAGAGGGCAGTAAACAAGCATACGGTCAAGAAGTGAGCGTTTTAATTGAGGTGGGAACAAGGTTTGACAACTCTTTTGGTGGTAAATTACTATCGGATAGAATATCAAACGAAGTGATTGAGTTAGTTAGGACAAGGCAGGATGGGTATTTAGATTTATCTCCTGATTGGTATGTAATTAGAACGCTAATGGAAAGCACAAATACACTTGAGCAACTGATAGATACAGGGGTTTTAGTGAGAAGATTAATAAGATTTACATTTAAAATACAACAAGGATGAGCGTATTAAACGGTTCGGATATTTTACTTTACGATGCGGATTCAAACTTTCCGTTGATGTGTCAAACAAATGTAACTATTACATTAAACGATGCTATGATAGATGCTACTTGCAAACAAGCGGGTGGCTATTCAGTATCTTTGCCAGGCTTAAGAGAATTTGCTTTTACCGCAGACGCTTTAGTTGATTTTAATGAAGGAGTTTCAGACACAGGAATAACTACTTTGTTTGCTGCTTACGATGCAAGAACACCAATTAACATACTAATATCTAATCCTGTTTTAGCGACTGCTTATTACACTGGGTTGGCTTATGTTGAAAGTATAGAAGTAAACGCTCCTATGGAAGATGTGGTATCTTATACCGTATCATTTACCGGAACTTACACAATAACAGATTAATTAACTTTAAAATAATAATAATATGGCAGTTTACAACGGCACAGCGCAAATCTTAAAAATGGATGGAACGCAATTAGCAGAATTAACCAATGTTACTATGTCTATGAATCAAGATGTATTCGAAACAACTTCTAAAGAATCAGCAGGTTGGAAAGAGATTATGCCAGGATTAAGAGATATTACTTATTCAGCAGAAGGTCTTGCAGATTTTGTTGCAGCGAATAAAGATTTAGCAGATATTTTCACTGCATACAATTCAAGAGCATTAGTTGCTATCATTTGGACTGATATGGTTACAGGCGATAAGTCGGTTTCTCAAAATGCTTACATTACTTCTTGCGAAGTTTCAGCACCAATGGAAGATGTAACTACTTATTCAATTGAGTTTGCAGGAACAGGCGCACCAACATTTGCAACAATAGTATAACTAAAACAAACAAACTATGAACGGACTTATTGAAATTACAATGGGTGGCGAGGTTAGGACTTTAAAGTTCGGTAACTACGCCTTAATGAGTTATAATGTTCTTACGGCAACAGATGCTGGAGAAGCAAAAAAGTTAGATTTAGACTATCAAATGATTGATTTTGTCAGAGATATAACTTATTGCGGACTAAAGAATGCTTATAAAATTAGTAAAAGAACATTTGATGTTACTTTAGATGATGTTACTAATTGGATTGATGATATGGATTTATCAAATATTCAAATAGTTATTGATGCTTGGACTAAATCTTTAGAAAGTAGCGAGTACATCCAAAACGGATTTAAGGCTATGTCAAGTGGCGAAGAAGGTGTAAAAAAAAAGTAACTTGGGATGATATAATCGACTTTGCGATTGGCGAAGTTGGTTTAATGCCTGATGAGTTCGAGGATATGACTTGGGCAAATTATCAAAGGTTACTATTTAATTTCTTTAAAAAAGAGGCTAATCAGTGGGAACACACAAGGGCAACTTTAAGCTATATTAACAATGTTAATGTATCTAAAAAGAGCCAAATGAAAAAGCCAAAAGAAATAATACCACTATGGACAGATAAGTTTGCTATAATGAATAGAGTGCCAAAAAAGTTAACATCAAATGAAGAAAAACAACAAATCTTAAAGAAGTTAAAAGATGGCAAACGAGAAATTAATAGTTGAACTAACCGCACAAATACAAGGTCTTAAAGCTGGTTTAGATAGTGCTTCTGAACAACTAACAAAGTTTAACGATAAGACAAATAATACAGGTAAAAATGCAGAAAAAGATTTTGATGCGATAGGTTCTGCTGCATCTAAAGTTGGTGGTATTGTTGCAGGTGCTTTTGCTATTGGTTCAGTTGTTAGCTTTGGTCAAGGAATTATAGCTGCGACATCAGAGTTTCAAAAATTTGAAGCCGTATTATCAAATACTTTGGGTAGCAGTTCTGCTGCTCAATTAGCATTATCACAAATACAACAATTTGCTGCTACTACTCCATTTCAAATAAATGAATTAACAGGAGCGTTTGTTAAATTAGCAAATCAAGGCTTTACTCCTAATATTGCACAAATGCGATTATTAGGCGATTTAGCGAGTTCAACAGGCAAATCCTTTGACCAATTAGCTGAAGCAATTTTAGATGCGCAGACAGGCGAATTTGAGCGTTTAAAGGAATTTGGAGTAAGAGCAGCAGTCGCTGGAGACCAAGTTACATTCACATTTAAGGGAATTAAAACACAAGTAGACAATACTTCTGAAGCTATTCGAGGTTATGTTTTATCTTTGGGTGCTGCCGAAGGTGTTTCGGGTTCAATGGAAAAAATATCAGGTACTTTAGGTGGTAGAATTTCCAATGTATCTGATTCGTTTACACAATTACAAACTACAATCGGACAAATAAACGGAGGTGTATTATTTACATTTGTTGGTTTGTTACAAAAGGCATTAAGTTATTTCAATGAGATTATAAATTTAGACCTTAAGAAACAACAATTTGCAATGGAAGGTCTTAATATGACCGAGCAAAGAGCCGTTATTGCTAATTATAATGCAGAATTATCCAAGATAGGTAGTATTAATAA